GACAACGTTATGAATCAAGGTCCATTTGACCCAGAATATCACACAATTTATCAAAGTAATCTGTGTTGCGAGATTTTACTACCCACTAAGAGTTTCAAACGCTTAGATGACGCCAATGGTCGCATTGCCCTGTGTACACTCGGTAGTATAAATTGGGGTGCTTTCCGCAATCCAGAAGACATGAAACGTGCTTGTCGTATCTTACAACGTAGCTTATGTAACATCTTAGACTATCAAGATTTCCTAAGCATACAAAGTAAACTAAGTAACGATGAAATACAACCTTTGGGTATTGGTATTACTAATCTTGCTTATTGGCATGCTAAGAAAAACTTACGCTATGGTGAAGCAGATGCACTGCAAGAAGTTAAAAGCTGGATGGAACATCAAGCATTTTATCTAACAGAAGCCACAGTTGAATTGGCTAAAGAACGCGGTGCTTGCTTACACAGCGAACACACTCGGTATGGTAAAGGTTACTTTCCTTGGGAAGGTCGTGCCAAAGCTGTTAATGAACTTGCAGACTTTACCCCATCACGTGAACTAGATTGGGAACAACTACGTAGCGACATGAGATCAAATGGTGTGCGTAATGCTACACTAATGGCAGTAGCACCAGTTGAAAGCTCTAGTGTTGTTATTAACAGTACTAACGGTATTGAAATGCCTATGAGTTTAATCTCAGTTAAAGAAAGTAAGGCAGGTAGCTTTATACAGGTAGTTCCAGAGTATAACAAACTTAAAAATCGTTATCAACTTATGTGGGAACAGAAAGACTGTGATGGCTACTTAAAAACTGCGGCTGTTATTGCAGCCTACGTTGATCAATCAATTAGTACTAACACATTCTACAATCCAGCACACTGGGCAGATCGTAAAGTACCAACTACATTGATTGCTAAGAACTTAATGCAGGCACATGCCTGGGGTATTAAGACATTCTATTATAGCTTGATCAATAAACAAGGTGCAAAAGCAGATGCGGAAATTGCACCAACATTGGCTGCACAACCAGATGAAACAGACGAAGATTGCGAGGCATGTAAACTATGAGTAAACAACAATACAATTTAAGTACTAAAACAGACTATCTTAATCGTAAGATGTTTTTAGACCCAGCGGGTCCGGTAACTATCCAACGCTTTGAGGAAGTTAAGTATAACAAGGTAGCCAACTTTGAACAAACAGCCAGAGGTTTCTTTTGGCAACCTGAAGAAGTTAGTCTAACCAAAGATGCTGGTGACTTTAAAGATGCCAGTGATGCTATCAAACATATCTTCACCAGTAACCTATTACGCCAAACAGCCCTAGACAGCCTGCAAGGCCGCGCACCTAATCAGGTGTTTGGTCCTGTTGTGAGTATCCCAGAACTGGAAGCACTTATTAGTAATTGGAGCTTCTTTGAAACTAACATTCACAGTAAGAGCTACAGTCACATCATTCGTAACATTTACAACGTGCCAAAAGATGTATTTAACACAATACATGACACAGCAGAAATTGTTAGCATGGCCAGTACAATCGGCAACTATTACGATAAGTTACATGTAATTAACTGTCGTAAGGAATTGGGGAACAAAGTTGAAGAGCGCGATCATATCAAAGCTATTTGGTTGGCTCTACATGCAAGTTATGGCCTAGAAGCATTCCGCTTTATGGTATCATTTGCTACAAGTTTAGCCATGGTAGAGAATAAGATCTTTATTGGTAATGGTAACATTATTCAATTAATACTTCAGGACGAACTGCTACATAAAGAATGGACTGCGTTCTTGATCAACCAAGTGGTTAAAGAAGACTCACGCTTTGCTGCAATCAAAGCAGAATGTGAGGACGAAGTATATCAAATGTACTTGAGTGTTATCAAGGAGGAGAAAGATTGGGCCGATTATCTGTTCAAAATGGGTCCAGTTATTGGGTTAAATGCGAATATTCTTAAGGAATTTGTTGATTATACAGCCGTAGATGCACTAAAACAAATTGGCATACGTTACAATCAGCCTGCGCCTAAAACAACGCCTATTCCTTGGTTTAATAAACATACTGACACAAGTAAAAAACAAACAGCCCTACAAGAAAATGAAAGCACAAACTATGTAATTGGTGTTATGGGTGACAGCATCAACTACGATGAACTACCAGAATTATAAGAGAGAAGAAATGTTAACAGTATATAGTAAAAACAATTGTCCGTTTTGCGATCAAGCAAAACACTACTTAAAGACTAATGGGTTTGCCTACGAAGAAATTAAAATCGATGAAGACCCAGAAGCACGTGAATGGTTGATCAATGAGGGTCACCGCACAGCCCCACAGATCTACAACAATGGTCGTTTGTTAGTAGAAGGTGGATATCAAGGTTTAGCAAAATTAAACGCTGAACAAATTCAAGAACGCATAGGAGCAACAAATGCTTGAGAAACAAGGTTACGCAAAAGATACAGTAGTAAGTTTTAAATTAGTTAACGGTGACGAAATTGTTGCTAAAATTATTGAAGAAAATGCAGGTAGTTTCATAGTAAGCAAACCATGCACAGTAATGCCAAGTCAACAGGGGTTAGGTCTGCTGCAAAGTCTATTCACAAGTGACTTAAATAAGAGTATAACTCTCGACAAAGGCCATGTAATGATACATGCACCTACAGTTAAAAATGTAGAGAACCACTATATCCAAACTACAACAGGTATTGCACCTGCTAGTGCTGGTGGTATTATTACTTAGGAATAATTAATGTCTGAACATGACATAAGCCTTGTTACTAGCCAAGCCGGCTCGGTAATATCTGAAAACCAAAAGAACACTTTAGGACAGGCTGCTGCCTCTTTAACCCCTGCTACGCTGACAGCAATGATAGGGATTAAAAATGGCACAGCACTTACGCTGGCAGCACCTGTGGCTAACGTAATTGCTACGTTGACTACTATTACAGGAAACGTGCTTGACCCAAATTATGGTGCAGCCACCGCAGCATTGTCTAGCCTAAACAGTTTTCACGCTAGTATGGGATTTGGCGGCACACCCAATCATGCAGCATTTGGTAGTTTTTTAAATCAAATTGACGGTCACTTAAAAGATGCCAAAGAATTGCGCAAAGCTACTGATTTTATGTCTAGTATAGATTACAAAGATTTTGGTGCAGGTATTACAGACATGGGCAGTGCTGCAGATCGCGGCATGACAAATGTTTTTGGCAGTCTTGCAGCGGCCGGCGCAGCAATGACCTCAACTGGTACTATGTATAACGGTGGTGATGTTAAAGACTTTGGCAGCAGTGTGGGCATGGTAAAATCCTTACTAGACAACAAACTAGCTACGATAACAGGTGTAAAAAGAAGATTAGCCTCTGCAGGCGTACCATTAGATGATCTAGACAATCCTATCTACAAAGAAAAAATTGACGAAGTAATGAGTGGAATCACTGATCCGGGTGCTATGAGTGTAGTAGCCGATCAGTATGATGTTGCTCCAGAGATTGCTGATAGTGATACAGCCGGTGACAGTACTACGGATGCTATTTTAGCAAAAATGTTAGCTATCATCGATAGAATAAATGCCGGCACAGACGACATTAGAACAAATTGGTTTTCATATGTCAATGATGTGTCGACGTGGGACGACTATAACGTATTAAAGGCCAATTGGCCTATTTCATTTACTAGTACAGATATTACTGCGGCATTTAAAGAAGCCAATGAAATTTCCTTAAACGAAATTAAACCTTTACCGGATGATGAATTCAAACTTCAATTGGTTAATTTTAGAAATAATGATGTTGAATCAGCGATGGCTGAGTATAATGCTGCCGCAACAGAACTTAAAGGAAAAATTGCCGGAATCAAGGCCATGCTAGTTGCTAATGCAGGGCCTAATCCAGATGGCAGTTCTGCAACAACAGCCGCAGCAGCAGCTAGATCAGCAGTCACAACCGGATTTAGTTTACCTAGCACTGCCATGGGTGCTGATTTATCCCCAGGACAAAACTTACCAATGGGCGCAGGCGGTATTCAAAGTCTTAAAGACTTAGGTGACCCTACAAAACTAAATCCGGAAGGTACTGCCGGACTTGCAAGTGGTATTAGTGGATTAACTACACACTTAACTGATATGGGTGCAGGGTCTATTGTAGATGCTGGTGCTGCTGGATCGTTGTTTAGTCAAATACAATCAATCCAAACACCCCTACATTCTGCAGCGTTTCCTACATTAAACAGTTTAGTGACCGACAATCAAAGCACTATCGATACATTAACTGGCACCGGAACAGGACCAATGGGATTGCCTAGTATGAGTGATTTTACCCAGCACCTATCCGGCGGACCTAGCATCACAAGTTTCCTTCAGACAGTAGGTACTAATGCTAGTGCGGCTATCTCAGCATTAACCTCATCTCTTGCAGGCGCTGTAGGTCTTGTAGCCACTGCTGGAGTAGATCTAACAAGTCCTGCGCCTAATGTGTTGGGATCTGCTATGAGCTTTGCTAAAAATCTACACAAGTTTGGCGCAGACAGTAGTGGCAGTGGTGTGGCTGACGTGCTACATAATTTAGCTGATACTGCTACAGCAGAAGGTGAAGCCATCAAAGCTAGTTTAGCAGAAGGTATGAATAATAACCTACTAGCTAAGAACGGTATTCCTCCAATTACCACTACCCCACCACCACCAGTTGGACAAGAATCAACAGTTGAATATCCAATTACAATTTCTAGACAATTCCTCCGCAAAACCGGCCCTGGCGCAGGCACGTTTGTAACAGTGTCAGCTGTGGCAAGTTCTGCAACAAATGTACTCTGGAGATTAGAGAATGGGGATTATACAACATTGTCGGGGTACGGGCCGTATGCTGTTATGTATTCCGGTGACTACGACACACTATATGCTTCGGCAAAAGAAAGATCTCTTACAACAGATCCCGGTATTTCGGCAGATGTTCTAGAAGTATTGCCACAGATAAAAGCTGAGTTTGATTCCCAAACAAGTGGCAAAAGTCCAAAAGCACTAGGATAAAAATGTACGCTAATCCAACACTAGAATATCAATATATTAGTGATTGGATAGCTACATTAATCAACACAGAAATCAGTCCACGACAGTTTGCACGTAGATTAGCTGCACATTTAAATCGCTATCACCCTATTAGAATTAAAGTACATTTCAACGACATACTATTAGATCCAGGCGATTTTACTATAGGTGCAGAATACGATCCCGACCTCGATGAAAACAAAAAGAAACAGTTTATAATTAGATTAATCGTAAATCATCCTAAACATATACCAATGTTAATCACAGGTGATTTTGCTGATAGATTTACTATAGAAATGGTTGAAGCAATAGTACACGAATATCAACACCAACATCAATATCGTAGTCGTAGACACATGTTGAATAGAGGCTACACTAGTAAGCACAAAGATATTAAAATACGTGCAGATCAAGAATATTTAGGTAGTCCAGACGAAATAGATGCCTATGCTGCAAACATAGCCGCAAGATTCTATATTATGGAAAAGTTAAATACTAATGAGCCTGTTAAAAGTTTAGATTTACTAGGTTATCATAAAGCATTTGGGCTAAGTCATCCTGTGGTCAAACGCCTAATGAAAAAGATAGTAAAAAATTTAATCAATCTAAGGGAAAATGATAATGCCAAAACTCACAGAAGACGTAACAATCGATCTAGAACTAGATGAGTATGATGTTCTTGAAGATATACAACCTGAAGACTTTGTGTTTGTGATAAATTCAGCAGGCCAACTAAAAGGTATTAGTTTTCCAGAAGACATGCAAGATGAGGACGAAGTTGATCCCAACGTAGAAGAAATGATCAGCTACATCATTAAAAAAGGCAATGACGTTATGCCTGCCGGAACAACTATACATTAACCCCACCGCAGAAGAAATGCTGTAACCTGTTCTTCTGTTTCTAATGCTACAGTCATGCCTTCTTGGTGTAGTCTACCTCTAGGCAAGTTATCTTCCATCCACTCGTATATTTTAGGTTCGTTTTTAAGCCAATATGTAATATCAGCAATAACAATATAGTGATAGGGCATTTCATGATCAAACGGCCCACTTGCTATAAACCTACGTCCATTTGCCCCATCTAAGATACTCATTCTTCAATATATCCTTCTAACAGCTCTAACACTTCTTTGCGATTGTTGGTGTTCCATATCATGTTAGCCTGTGCAACTTTGTCTAAGTCAGCGTTCTGCTCCATACGCTTTTCAATCTCTGGAAACTTGTTTAAGAACGCTTGCCCGAGGCGATACCAAGGATTCTTAATCTTTTCAAATAGGAATTCTCGTTCAAACTCCTCAAACTCTTGCATGGTTATTTTCATTCGGGTAAGTTCATTCTAAACCAAGTTGCATCTTGGGGATTTTCAAAACGAAAAGAAAAGTCAGACTTGCTACCAGTACCATGCAGATGCCATCGCCCCCCGGGTTGTGCAGTTACCCAATTAAACAGTTCATTAGGGTGATGGTTGTAGCTGGTCATAATCCACTTCCAGGTTACTATTACTTCCACCCAGTCTGGTGGCGGCCACTGCTCATGCTTGATCATTATTCATATACTTTAGAATAAAATAAGTGCGCATAGCATCGTCGTAGAAGTCTAGGTGGATTTGATATTGGTAATCCCAAAAATGCCCATCATCACTGATAGGGGCACGGTGTTCACGTACAGTAAATCCTAGGCGCTCTTTACACACCCAGGATATACGTACAGCTTCGCCATTGTCTTTCATAATCTGTGGCCACAGTTTTTTGTGCCAATGATCACGATCAAAAATTACAGCCTTCATAGGTCAATGTACTTTAATTGAAAGTACCCGGCACGATTCTCGTGCCCTACATAACCACGAGGGTTACATACCACACGAGTGGTACCTAGGACATAATCAAAGTCTTCATGGGTATGACCGTGCATCCACAATTTAATCTGCGGACGATAAGCAATAAAGTCATCTAGGTTGCTGTAAAAGCCGCCGTTCATAACTGCGTCACCTCGATACTTATCATGCACACTCTTCAAACTTGGGCAGTGATGTGACACTACAACAAACTTGTCATTGGCCTTTTCAGCAATTACATGATTGATATAATCCAATGCCTTGTTGTGGTCAACTACCGCATCCTCTGGGCTAAACTTACTAGGTGTTTCTTTCTGCTTGTAGCCAGTGATCTTACGATCAACGTTATACTCACCATCATCGTACAAGGGCACAGTACGGCTAATCATACGTAGACTATTATCTACACCATGGAAGTCATTCATCATACTAGGCATAGCATGTAAGGTAGTAGGATCGCTATCATTCATGTTAGTCCACACAGTAGCACCAATGAAGGTGACATCATCTACGACCAATGTTTCTTTTTCTAACAGGTAAAAGTTAGTTAAATGCGCAGTAGCACGTTTAAGAATACCATATGTATAGGCGAAGTCACCGTGATAGTGTTCGTGATTGCCCATTACATAAACAACCTTAGGAAACTCTTTGCAGACCTGCGCAAAGAACGCAAGATAACGTTCAGCACGTACTCGTTGGCTGTGCATATTAGCAGACATAAGCTCAATATCACGAGCCACACAGATATCCCCAGCAAGCACCAGTACATCTGCAGCTTCTGTATTGTGCAATTCAATTGAGCCAAACTCTAAGTGTAGGTCACTACCCAATGCAATTTTCATATAGCGTACTTTAATGTAAATAATAAAAATTTCTGTTTGTCGTGTACTTCGTATTCAGCAGATAAATTGCCATCCACCGTCACAACTGTCACTCCCCATGTATTATACATCCAATCTAGGAAAATGTCAAGTTCATTATTGGCGTGCTCGTTAAGATACTCTGCCCTAGCACGCTGTAATTGCCCGAGGAAACTAATATCGCCTAATAGGGTGTTTAGGCGTAGTTCCTTAGAGCTATATAAGTGATTGTTATTCTGCAAACTTTAATACCATTAGAGTATATAACTTGTCTGTGATATTGATGTTATTCTCAAACTTCCACCAGTCTGGGTTACTAATTCCGTACTGTGAATGTTCTTCTTCTAACCATCGGCGCACATCATAGTCGGCACCAATGCGATGCATCTTAGTGCCATTGCGAGACTTCCAACTTTTATGCAATTGATACTTGTTCATATCCCAAACCTCATCCATAATCATGTAGTCAATGCTCTTTTGCATTGCTGCAGCCTGTTGCTTTAGAATGATATTTTGTATATCAATTATAGTTGATTTGCCCAATT